AACGTTCTCACACGATTAAGCCACACCTGTCTCTTATCTCACATGTGAGGAGAAATGAAAAAAGCTTGCAAACCGTTCTAGTGACTGCTACAATAATATAAGCTTCAACCAGAAAGGGGAACCTAATGAACAAAGCAGAAGCACGTAGCCTATGGAGTGCTCTAAACTCTTGCACATGCAAGCCCGGTGTGCATGCTCCATTTGATTGCGTATGTGTTCACGATGCAGTCATATACTCGACAGACGGATACGTTGTGAATCGTATCGAGGGGGTGCTTAAATCTGGCAGCGTGTTTAGTGCTTTATACAGGACTGATTTAGTATATGCCCCGCGCGTGGATATCTTGGACAAGGTGCTGACATATACCGTTGGAAACAAGGACTTCACAAGCGCGTGCGATTACTTCGACCCCGCGCAAGTAATCAAGGTTTTGCGGGTGCATAAGTCAGCCGGTGCGAAGCATATACAATTCGCACCTGCTACGGGGCGCGTATCCGCACCTCTAATCATCAGTAGCGAGATACCAAGCAACCACGGTCACATTATAATCACGTCTGCAGTGCAGGGAATGAGGTAAACAATGACCACGGATGAACGCAAACTTTTAATCAAGACCGATGAAGATTTGACCGAACTCTATAGGATGTACGCGGAAGATATCGCGCGTTTGAACAGACTTGTACGCAACTTAGCGGGCGCGTTAATCGCGGTAACGGTTCTAGCCGTTGTCTGCATTCTCAACATATACGCTACTCTGGGGGTTATTTAACCCCCCTTTTTTATTACATGTATAATCCTTCATTAGGTAAAGGCACCGTGCAAGGTGCGCGGTGTCGCTTAGATGAAAGGATACCGACATGGACGTAAGCGCTATAACGGAGTTGGTGAGCAACGTGGCATTCCCGATTGCGGCATTTGTGATGATGTTTTACTACAGCACTAAGACCGTAGAGGACATGCGTAAGACCATCGAAGAGAACACGCTCATTATGACTAAGGTAATTGAAAAGCTCGACAGCATGAATCAGGAGGGCTAAGCGTGTTGAATAAGCTTCTAAAGGGATGCGCGGTAGCTGTCGCGCTTGCGTCTGCTTTGGTGGTCGGTGCGCCCTCAGCCTTTGCGTGGCAGGAGATTGACTACTTTATCGCGCGTGGACACGGCACCATCTCCCCTAGCTATCTGGTCATCCATTCCACGGCTAACCCCGGTGCGACCGCGTGGAATCACGTAACCTATTGGAATCGCGCGGGCAACAACGCGGCAATGGCTCAATGGGTGTGCGACTGGACGAACGGGGGCACCGTCTATCAGGTTATGCCGGGTAACGCTAAGGCGTGGCACGTGGGTAACGGCAACAACGTATCGGTAGGTATCGAGATATGCGAGGGCACCACGCGCGAGCAGGTGGATACGGCACTCGATACAGCCGCTCAGTGGGCTGCGTACTACCTGAATCAAAAGGGATGGGGGGTTGACCGTATGGTATCTCATAACGATGCGCGCACGCTCTGGGGAGGTACCACGCACACCGACCCCATTCCGTATCTGGAGCGCTGGGGCTACAGCTGGGATTGGTTCAAATCGAAAGTTCAAGCGTATATGGACGGCTCCACAGCTACCGAACCCGCGCCCGATTCGGGCAACCAGAACAACGCGCCCGTGAACCCCAACGGTTCCGTTGAAGCCCTAGCCGCTGCGGTGATGCGCGGCGAGTACGGAAGCGGGCAGGCGCGGCGCGAAGCTCTGGGTAGCCGCTACGAAGAGGTACAGGCGTACGTGAATTCGCATTATTTCGGAATCGGTTCCGGTTCCGGCTCCAGCTCCAATATCACAGCGGAGTTAGCCGCTGCGGTGATGCGCGGCGAGTACGGAAGCGGGAAGTCACGGCGCGATGCGTTGGGAAGTCGCTACGATGAAGTTCAAGCGTATGTGAATAAACATTACTACGGGATTTATTAAAATAATCGTTGACACGCTTCACTGACATTGTTTATAATACTAATCAAGGCAACGGGGAAGGAGTTGACATTATGCCTACCAATTTTGAACGTGGATTAATCGGAAGGACGGTAACGTTCTCGCACTGTAAGGGTCAGCGCGTTGTTGATGGAGCGTTCGAGCCATTCGAGTATGAACTGCTCGGGGATTATTCGAAGCTTTCCAAAGCCACCAACACGCTACGTAGAAGGTTGAAAGACCCGACCATTACCATTACAGGAGTTGAAACGGACTCGGATTACTATTCAATGCCGATTAAGCTTTTTGTAGAAACCGCAATTAACTATAAGAAGGGACTCTAACCATGACTGAGACTAACCAGCTCGCAACCATCGACACCGACACCAACCTCTACACCCCCTCTAGCTATTCCTCTATCCAGCCCACCGATGCGGAGACCCGTAAGCTCGTTGTTAACGCGATGAACAACGCGGAATCGCTTTCGGAGCACGAGGGCGAGACCTTGGATGTCATCGGCGTTTTCACCAAGCCCGGCGTGCGCCGCTCCCGCGAGAAGAACGGCGTTGATATGCCCTGCACCAACACCACGATTGTATGCGCGGACGGCAAGGCGTATTTCTCGCAGTCCGAGGGCGTGCGCAACGCAGCTGATAACTTCATGGCCGCACAGCTCTTCGATGCCGGTGAGGTCGTTCAGATGAAGCTCGTATCTTCTAAGCTCCCCAACGGAAACACTCGCAAGACGCTTGTACTTATCTAACATATAATCCCAACCCGTTGCACCTAAGGCGGTTCGGCTTGAAGCCGTTCCGCCTTTTTTTAACCGGAGGTGTTGAAATGGCAAGAGCCAAACGTGCATCTGACGAGACATATAACGCCCGTAGGCGTGCCAAGCGCCTATTGGCGCGACTTGAGCGCGAGAATACAGCCGGAATGAGCGCATCGCAGTTGCGAGCGCGAGCGGACTATATAGAGAGCGTGCGAGCGCAGATTACCAAGTCATATCAAAAGACGCGCGCCGCATCCGAGGTCGCAGGCGCTAAAGAACGCGCGCAAGCGGCATCCGCGCAGCTCGACCGCATGACATCTGCACCGCGCAAAGTTAAGAGTGCTAAAGAGCGCTCGGATATCTTTTTCGCACGCCAGTTGAACCTTGCTAAGATGGGGCAACCGACAACGTTAGGCGAGCACGCGAGCGAGAAGGTATCAGTGTTCTACGCAGCTACCCGTCAACTATGGCGCGGGCGCGATACACGTAAGCGCAACGAGTACATAATTCGCGGCCTTGGCGCTAACTCGTTAGCAGAAGCATTTGAAAAGGTCCTTAGCGCCAATGAAGATGCGTTTCAAGCCGCGATTGGCTCCAAGGTGACATCATCGTTCGTGGAAGGGATTACAAGCGAGAACGAAGCGTTTTACAACGAAGTTGATTACGACTCCGAGTTGATGGGTTCGGAATGGTGGGTTTCTAGGGTTGTAATGTTCGGGTAGCTCGAAGGGCGTTAGAGGGAACACATGGCGCGCAAACGTGATAGCAAACAATTCAAGATAGCCGCGTCTTACGACACCGAGACATGCAACATCCTTGTAGATGCTGCGGCGAACAAATGGCGTGCATACCCCGTGCTATATATCGTCAACGATTTGCGAGGGGTGGACATCCGCACGTACGAAGTCGGAGCGGGCAACGTGTCCTTTTATCGTCACGGCTCCGAAATGCAGGCCGTTATAGACGATTACATAGCGTGGGGTGAGTCGGTTGGGTGCGTTCCCATCATCTGCGCTTATAACCTCATGTTCGACCTGCAACCGCTCATGTTCGACTTAAACGATCGTTATGATATGGTTGCGAGCGCGCAGAGCGCGACTAGCGCCTACACCGTGGATATCGTGCAGGAGGGTGTTGTAAAGCTCCGTTTCTGGGACACCTTTTATCTGGAGATGCGCGGGCTTTCCAAGATGGGCGAGGTCTGCGGTTTGCCCAAGGCTACGGGGGACTGGGATTACTCTAAAATCCGCACGCCTGAAACCCCGTTGACAGATGAAGAACTGTATTACGCGGGGCGCGACACGGAAGTAATCCCCGCTTATTTGCGCTACCTTCTTGAATCCAATGAATGGCTACAACCCGAGTGGCTCGGTGTTCGAGTGCTTACTAAAACATCGCTGGTGCGGCAAGCTGGCAAGATGGAGACGGGTCGCTTACGCATCCCGCGCGGAGAGGGTAAACCCGTATCCGTTCAAGCCGCGTTCGAACGGATGTGCGCGGAAGAATTAGCGCCGACCTATGCGCAGTACGCGCTCAGGAAGGCGTGTTTTCGCGGCGGTTTCACGTTCACGTCAGCGCGGTATTCGGGAATCGTGCAACGGAACGTGTACAGCATAGACGAGACATCCGCGCATCACGCCTATATCAACGGGCACATGACCCCCGTTAAGTTTCACGGACTCGCGCCTACGATTCTGCAACATATGGCGGAATCCGTTGTAAACACGTCCCTTGATACCGCTATGAAGCACTGGGAAGAACCGTTTGGGTGCGCGTTTCATGCGCAGGTGCGTTTTACGCGCCTGCGCCTGCGTGCCGGTAGCGCTTTCGCGGAGTGGGATATCGCGTTGCTGTCAGAAGCTAAATTTAAAGGCGCCGGGCAGCTGGGCGAATGGGGCAGCGGAGACGCTGACAGGCAGACCGTAACCCAAGTGCGAAGCGCCGGTTACGTTGACGTTGCAGCCGGTGCGCGTTTCGCATTCGGGAAGTTGGTGAGCGCTCAATCGTGCATCGTGAACGTGTCGGAAATGGAACTGTGGTGCATGAGCCGCGCTTACGAATGGGATTCTATGGAGGTCATTCTAGGCGAGGGAACTTGCAAGTTCGTTAAGCCGCCCGATTACGTCACGTTGTTGTCCAACCTTTTCTACGCGCGTAAGGATGCATGCAAGCAGATTCTAAAGACGTACGAGACCGGGCGCGCTTACACGGAGCCTATTCCGGAGAGTATCCCGGATGGAATAGCCGCGCGTATCCGCGCTGGAGATATGGAACGCTCAGACCTAGAAGCCTATTACGGGAGCACGGTAAAGGGAATGTTTAACTCGATATATGGCATGGAAGCTCAAGACGTTTTCAAGTGCGCCTATAAGGTTTCGGAAGGAGAGATTAGCGTTGATAGGGATACGGTGGTAACGCGCGAGAACTACGAGAAGCATTACAAGGACGCGCGTAAGAAGCTCGTCCTCTATCCTTATGGTCTTCGAATCGTTGGCGGGTCCCGCATGGCTATCGTTGCCGCTATCGAGCTTATGTATAAATCGTTTGGCGAGCGCGTGCGCGTGCTGGGAGGTGACACCGATAGCTTGAAGATATCTTGTGATTCAGGCGTGAGCGCGGATGACCTAATGGCTGCGCTAGAACCGTTTCACGCGTCCGTAACCGCGTCTATCGATATATGCATGGAGCGCGTGCGCTCCAACTTCCCGTCTTACGCATCCCCGCTAACCGGAGTGGGCACGTTCGAGGTGGAGGGAGACGCATACCCGCTCCATATGGACGCTTGGAACAAGGCGCGTGTGAGCTGGGACGGGCACCACGCGCATATAACGTGTGCCGGTCTTTCCAGACCAGCGAACGCCTACCATATCGAGAATTGGATAGATGACATGAGCGCGCGCCACGGATTCGAAGAGGTAGCCCCGCGCGTACTCGGATGGGGCGTGCGCGTGTCGAACAAGGTATGTTACGCGCTCGAACACTACCGCCCGGCTGCATCGGATGTGTTCGATGCATATGTAACCGATTACACCGGCAAGACCGCGCGAGTGATATCTCGCGAATCGATAGCGCTCTATCCGTCTGACCGCGTTCTAGGGGACTCGGAGAAGGGCGGCAACTCGCGCACCGTGGCATACGTTCGCGAGAAGTACGGGCGAGAGCTGGATACTTCCCAGCGCGTTATAGACGTGGCCGGTGGGCGCGCGGTGTATACATATACAGATGAAGAAGGATGTGATATCGAATGGTGAATCTTAATGACGGCGTTCATTACAACTGGGAAAAGACGCTTTCATATAACGCGGATGTGACCATGGTTGTGGGCGCTCCGAACAAGGGCAAGACGTACGGCATTCGCGCCTATGCGCTCAACCGCGCTATCAAACGCGGTTGCCGGTTCGTGGAGGTGTGTCGCACATTGGACGAACGAGACGCGGTTAAAAAGAGCTATTTCGACAAGCTGGCCGCGACCGATGACGATTTCGGAGCGTTCGACTACAAATGCGAAGCGAACGAGTTCAAATACCGCGTCAAGGGCGCTCCCAAGGGAACGCCTTGGGATACGTGCGGGTACGTTGTCGCTTTTGCGGAAATGCAGGGGGCGAAGAAGCGCACGTTTGCGGACGTGGAAAACATCATCTTCGATGAAGCCATCCTAGAAACGATCGATTCGACTCACACCTACAAGCGCAACGAATGGAATATGCTGAGCCGCATCATCGATTCGTGTGCACGCGAGGACGCTTATAACGATACTCGAATTAAACCGCGCTTGTTCCTGCTGGGAAACGCGGTTGACTTGCTCAACCCCTATTTCGCGGCGTTCGGCGTGCGCGGCGTGCCCGCCTACGGCTACACGTGGTATCAAGATAAGATGTGCCTGCTTCACTACGTGGAACCCGATGAACACGATACGTACCGCATGGAGCACACGTTAGCCGGGCGCATGGGGCAGATTACCGGGTATTCAAACGCAACTTACGCGAACGATTTCAAGGAAGATACGCGCTACGTGATGAAGAAGCCGCCCCGCGCCAAATACGTTATGGGGGTTGTGCACATGGGGGACGAGTACGGCATATGGGCGGACATGACGGAAGGCTATTACTACGTCACTTCGGCCATACCGAACAACGCGCCGAACGTCTACGCGCTCACCCGCAAGGACAACACCCCCAACCGCATAGCCGCGCAGCGTGCGCTAAAGACCATGCGCGTCATCGTCCAGATGTATTACGAGGGGAGCGTGCTATTCGAGAGCGTGAAGGTGCGCGAGGGCTTTTTGGACGCTATGGCGCTCTATGGTGTAAAGTAGTATCCGCGCGAGCGATGACGGGCGCGCGACTCCATAAGTAGGGATGATTCGGGAAGCTATATCGTTCGGTCGATACCCGAACCCCGCGCGAGGTAGCAACGCGTTTTAATGGAACGCGCTTAGTTTCGCGAATGCGCTATAATGAGCGCGAACACGCATGTTTCTTCATCGCGTGTTCGCGCTCGATTCATATACATATAGAAAGGGGCTTCTATGGACGAGAACGAAGACCTGACACCCGAGGAATCCGAGATTGAGCAGACCGATGACGTTGACGGCGAGGAAGCGCATCGTATCGGTGAATTCGATGACCTGCGCGACCGTTTGGAGCGTATCGAGTCGGTTGTAACAACCATTGCCGACATTCTCGGGGAGATGCGCACTACCGCAGACGCCATCGATATCGACAACGGCGCGACCGTTGCCGATGCGGACGGTGACGGGGACGCGGATATCATCGAGGACGATGTAACCGTTATCCCCGATTACGATGACCTTGACCTTGACCTTTAAGGAGCTGTACGAATGGCAACCAATAACACCACAATCGCCGGGCGCGTGTACCTTTCCGGCACCAACGATTTCCAGCAGCGCGTACCTAACCCGACAATCTCCGGTATCGATGCTACGTCTAAATTCCTGTTCGACCCGATGAATCGCCGATACCTTAACGAGTTCGTGGATGGGTACGTAAACCGCATCGGCACGCAAATCGTCCATAACAACCAGTGGGAAAACCCGCTTACCGTCTTCAAAGGCTCCAACCTGCGCTATGGCGCGTCTATTCAGGAAAGCGCGTTGAAGTGGCTCCGCGCCCACACCTACGATGTGGACGATGCCACCCTTCTCAAGGTAGAGCGCCCGGAAGCAGCCGTTTGGTACCACACCGTTAACCGCAAAGACCGCTACGATATCACGCTTGAGCTTCCCGACCTGCAACAGGCTTTCGCCGACGAGATGGGTCTCAACCGCCTTATCGATGCGGTTATGACCGTGCCGCGAAACTCCGATAACTACGATGAATACCTTTGCATGCTTAACCAGATTGCCTACTATGAGAAGAATTGGCAGTTCTACAAGCATCAGGTAACCGCCGCGCCGACCGATGAAGCGACCGGCAAGGAGTTCCTGAAAGCTGTTCGCGCCTATGCGAAAAAGCTCAAGTTCCCCTCTTCGCTCTACTCCCCGGTGTCTGCTGAGTACGGCATTCCCACCTTTGCCAAGCCTGAGGAGCTTGTGCTCTTCATCACTGCCGATGCAGCCGCTTCCATCGATGTGGATACCTTGGCTAGCGTGTTCCAGCTCGACAAGGCGGAAGCGGCGTACCGCACTATCGAGGTGCCCGAGTTGCCCGTGCCGAACGCGTTCGCGCTCCTTACCACTGATTCGTTCTTCGTCTGCAACGATTACGTGTACGCTAACGAGAGCTTCTACAACCCCCAGACCCTGAGCACCAACTACTACCTGCATCATTGGGAGGTTGTGAGCGCGTCCCCGTTCGTGCCCGCGATTCTCTTCACCACCGATGCGGGTACCACCGTATCCACGCTCACGCAGGCCGTTACCGGCGTTAACATCACGGCTGCCAAGACCACGCTCAAGCCCGGAGACACCACGCAGCTCACCGTTGAACTGGTGGGCACCGTGACCGCCAACAACGATGGCGTTGAGGTTGCGCCCGATGCGGTCACGTGGAGCGTAACCGGCGAGACCGCAGCCACCGAAGGCGAGCCGCTTGCGCTGAACAGCGCTACCCGTGTCGACCGTCTGGGAGTCCTCCACGTTCAGAAGTCCGATTTGGAAGCAGCCAACGTACTTCACGTGACCGGCACCACGTCCTACGTCAATCCGTCCGGCGCTACCACGCAGTACACCAAGACCGTTGACATCACAATTGCATAGCGGTTTATAATCGCTATAAAGCGACCACACGCGCCCCTGCTTGTGAACGAGCGGGGGCGCTTTTAGTAAAAGGGGGTATCGAGTTGGATTCAGGATTCCCGAACGTTGGAAACGTTGACGTGTACAAGTATGACAACGCGCTCGATTACGCGCGATTCAAACCGAATGTTCGATTGAAGATGTGCAACGTGCCTTGGTGCGGGGACTACGAGAACGTTGTCAAATTCGCCGATGACACCGCGCGTGATGCGTGGTTCGATAAGCTCGAAGGCGATGTTATAAACCTTGAGACCATGTTTAACGTCAAGCCGGATGGGAGCGCTAAAGTCCCCGTGCCGGTGACATCCGCCCAAGCATACAACTACCTCGTTGCAGACCTGCCGCGCATGACGAGCGACACCCAACCGCTCGAATACGCGGACGGCGCACGCAAACAACGCTTCTTCTACTTCATCCAAGATGCGCAGCAGCTATCGCCGAACACAACGCGCTTGGTGCTGTCGCTCGATATGTGGACTACGTATATCAACGATATGCAATTCGATTACATATTGCTCGAACGCGGACACGCTCCCGTTGCCGCTAGTAACGTGAACGACTATCTGGGTAACCCGCGCGACAATTCAACCTACCTGCTAACAGCCGATGTAAACACCGGTGGGGAGCCTTATATCGAGCGCGCGCGCGCCGTGAAGAACTACAGCGCGGAAGGGCAACGAGCCTGCATCGTTACATCGTGCGACCTACCCGGCAATCTTGGAAGCGCTGCCGCGCCGCTTGTCCCGGTTGTGTCGGAAGAGCTTGTTTCGGGCGTGCTTGCAGCGCGTGTGTATTCGGTCGCGGTAAGCGACCTCGTGGGCTTCTTGCGTGCCGTGGAGAAAAATGCGCCTTGGGTGAAGCAGACCATTCAAGGCATATTCTTCGCACCTACCGATTTGCTACTTCAATATTGGAATTTCACCGTTTGGGGCTTCAAGGTAAGCGTGCTAGGGGCTTCGCAACGGGTGGATAAGTTCATAAAGCCGCAGGCCGGTGATTTCGCATACCCCGCCCGCGCCGCTAAATTCGCCAAGCTCTACACGTACCCTTACGCAGCTATCCGCGTGTCGGATGAAACAGGCGCATCTTCAATCGTGCGCGTTGAAGATTTGGGGGATAGCGGTATCGAGGTAGCGAGCGCTATCAACCTCATAATGCCCTATATAACGATCGATGCGCGTTTGCTCGGAATCGCCGGTGCGACCGATACGCTGACGTTCCAGACTGCGGAAGGCCGTTCGTATTCCTACGGTGGCGCGTGGGGCGATTATCTGAAACGCTGGAACGTGCCGATAATGCAGGTGACGCAGAGCGCCGCGAGCCGTGCCGACTATTCGACCGTGTACGAGCGCGCGCACGCGAAGCTTGCCGCAGACAACGCCCTCACGTCTTCGCTTGCATCGAACGCGACCGCGAACACCAACGCGAACAACTCAGCGCAGAACACCGTTGACGTGAACGCTATCAATGTAGCGGCGAACACCGCTATAACGGAGAATTCGAACGCTGCGGCGTTGAAGGGGGCTACCGCAGCTAACAACAAGCTCAAAGCCGACTGCGATAGCGACAACGCGACCTCTACGGCGATTACCGGGGTGAACAACGATGTAATCGCGATTACCACGGCGAACAACAACGCCGCTTCTATCGGGCGCAATATCGGAAGCGTGATAGCCGCGTCATTCTCTGGGTCGGGTATAGGCGCTATCTCAGCCGGTGTAGCCGGTATCGCGGACACGGCCGTGTCGTTCCCGTCCGCGAACGCGGCGGCCGCTATCTCCCAATCGAACAATGCAAACGCCGCTGCAATCGCGCAGACGAACGCGCTTGAGAAGACGCTCCACGCCGTCCAGTACACAGCAGCGAGCTACGGCGTGCAGAGTTCGGCCGCAACGAACGCAACGAATATCCGTAACAACGCTAGTACGTCCTGCGCCGCTTCAAACGCGTCCCTCACGCGCACCAATGCCGCGAACACCAAGGCCACGGCGGACGCGAACGCGCAGCGCACGCACGCGACCGCTATAGACGCGATTCAAGCGAGATTGAATCAGGCAGGCGTGGCCGCGCCGGTTGTATTCGGTGCCGGTGCTAACGGGCTGGGTTGCGCCACGTCCCCGCGTGCTCTATTCGCGCAGGTGATAACGCAACGCGAATGCGACATCATGAACGCCGCGAGCGCATTCGCCCGGTACGGATATACGTTGATGCGCGAATGGAATATGCGCGATATGCAGGTTATGAAGCATTTCACGTATTGGAAGTGCACGGAAGTATGGTGCAGCGGAAGCGGCAACGCTCTGGAAGACGCTCAGAACGCTGTGAAGGATATACTGATACGAGGGGTGACCGTTTGGGATACTCCCGAGGACATAGGCCGTGTAAGCATCTACGACAATTTCAAGGAGTGATGACGCGTGAACGATGCTATCAACATCGATTCGCTTTTAAAGTCCGATACGTACCAAAACATGAGCGATGAAGAGATTCAGGCGCTTATCGATTACAAGGTCGAGCGAGCGCGGAAAGACGCGGTTATCAGCGCCGATTACAAGGCGCACGAAAAACTTATGCAGCATCTTATCAACGAGCAAAAGCTGGCGAGCGATAGCGCTAACGCCGCATTCGCCCGCGCGATGAACGGTACAAGCGCATATGTGGAGGTGGACTAATGAGCAAAGGCCGCAGAGGGTTCAAGCAGCGCCGCGCATACCGTCCGGATTCGCGGCCTGCTTATTGGCAGACGGAAGCCTACAACCAGCAGCTATTTAACATGTTTCAAAACGATTTGATAGAGTTGGCGTTGTCGCGCTTTCATTGGGTCGGCTTGCCGGAGACGTGCAACGCGCGGTATCTCGAATGGACGCTACTCACGGAAGGAGCGGCAACGCTTGCCTACCCATCGCTTGCAAGCGATACGCTTCTATCGTTGAAGGCAGTCCAGCAGGGTGCGCCTAATATGTATGACGAGCCGCGCGCGTGGCGTGCTATCGGCGCGACCGGTAAGACCAATTTCATATGCAATTGGACTAACGGGGTGTGGATTTGGGAGAACGCGACCCGCTATCCGCTCATGGTGAAGATTAACATCTGGGCGCGCGAGCTTGCCGATATCCTGCGCACGAAGCAGATTAACCGCTATCACATGCGCATGCCGCTGGTTATCTCAGCGCCGCAAGACCGCGCTTTCGATGTACAGAACTTCTATAAGTCAATCGGAAACGGCGAGCCGTTCGTGTTGGCGTATGACAATTTCAGCGATATCCAGACAAACGCGACCATGCCGGAGCGGGCACGCGAGTATATCGGGGACAAGCTTCAAACGGAATGGGCTAACACATGGGACGCGGTGTATAGGGAGCTGGGAATCGACTCGATGACGTTCAAAGCTGAACGCATGATTGAGGATGAAGTTAATTCGACCATGCAGCCAACGGAACTAGCGCGTTTGTCCCCGCTGACTTGCAGGCGCACCGCTTGCGATAAGCTCAACGCGAGATTTACCGGCAAGCTCACAGAGCCTATCACGGTTGTATGGGCGCGAGACAACATCACGGATAACTACGACATGCGCCACCGGTATGAAACGCTGTTTGGTAAGGAGGGGTAGTAGTGTTCGAGTTTCCCGAGGTTCCCGTAAACGATCGTTGGGACGCTATGACCGTCACGTTGGGCGAGTGGTACGAGATGGGCTTCTACCAGCCGTTAGCAGATGATTCTTGGAGGTTTGACGCATACAGCGAGCTGCAATATACGCAGTTGTGCCGCAAGATTATAGACAGGTTCTACTATCGCGAGGTATCCATCCCCACGCCCGCACGCTGGAAAACCGCGTACCTGCGAAAGCTCAACGAGATTATGCCTAAATATAAATTGCTCTATGAGCGCGTGGAGCAAGGCGTGAACCCGTTCCAAGCAGGCCGCGACCGCGCTAAGTCGCGAGATATCTTCTCAGACTTCCCGGAGACGATGCTTTCCGGCAACTCGGACTATGCGAGTTCCGGCACCGACCGCGAGAGCGACACCGTGCGCGAGGGCGATATAACGGAGCAAGCCGCGCGGTTCGCTGAATCGTGGAACGATGTTGATGTTATGATTCTCGATGAACTGGAGCACACGCTATTCACGTCTATAATGGTTCCGACCGTTCCGCTTTGGTAAGGAGGTTATATGTTCACACCTTTGCCGTATTTCGACCCGTTTCTAATCGCTAATCCCACGTTACCTAAACTGTACTGGGAAGTTAAAAGCCCCGAACAGCTAACCGCTAACCTGTACTGCATCATCAATGCGTTGAAGGATTACGTTAACGAGACCAGCGGGCAGGTGAACGAGAACAGCGCGGCGATTGACGCGCTGGAAATGCTGTTTGAAAAGTTCATGCAGTCCGGTTTCGATGAATACTACGCACAGCAGATTGAAGAGTGGATTAATAACAACATCGGTTGGCTTTGGCAGACGTTCGGACAAATGATGTTTGCAGGTCTGACCGATGACGGACATTTCTGCATCTACGTACCGGACTCTTGGAGCGATATCACGTTCGACACCGGAGCCGTGTACGGCACCGAGGATTACGGGCGATTGATTCTAAGGTACGAGACCAGCGGGCAGGGCGTCATCGATAACACCGCACCCGACTATCCCAATGACCACATCGCAGCCGATGTTGCGAAGTTGCAAAGGGAACTGGCAGAGGTAAGGCACACGCTTTACACGGCACTTACTAGCATGGAGGTATAAAATGGCAATCACAGCGCTTGAGTTCGGTAAGACCCTGCGACCCACCACGGTGGAACTCGTTACGAAGCTGAATTAGACAATCGCGACAGTGAACGCGTTGAACCCCGCAGCCGTGACGCAGCTTTCAAAGGACGTTACAGCGTTGAAAGCGACCACGACCGACCTTACCGAAAAGGTAACGACCAACACGGGAAGCATCACCACGCTAACGCAAACGCAGGCTTCGCACACGCAGGATATCGACAAGATGAAAGTGACTTTGTACACGCCGCTTGCAAACCCCGACACGGACCCCTCCAACCCGGTTTAAGGAGATTTAATCATGGCAGTTACGCAATACGTGGGAGCGCGATACGTACCCCTTTTCGCCGACCCACTCGAATGGGACAAGACAAAGGCATATGAGCCGCTTACCATCGTTTACCACAACGGCAACTCGTACACATCTAGGCAGTACGTTCCCGTTGGTATCGAGATTACCAACACTGGCTATTGGGCGCTAACTGGCAACTACAACGCTCAAATCGAACAGTACCGCGCCGAGGTGCAGCGCTATGACGCGCGAATCACGGCGAACGATACCGCTATCAAAGCGGAGGTTGAGCGTGCGACCGCAGCGGAAGCTACTAAAGCGCCAACGAGCCACGCGAGCACGGAGACCACTTACGGAGCCGGCAACGCGACTAACTACGGCCACGTGCGCCTTGCGACCGCGAGCACACCGGCAACGAGCGATGCGACCGCAGGCGTTGCGGCAACGCCCAAGGTTGTCAACGATGCGGTAGCCGCTGCATCTAACACCCTTCAAACGTCTATCACTGCCGTTGAGGGCGATGTGGCCGAGCTAAGGGCGCAAATCGGAAAGAGTGAAACGATCGATTCGCTTTTCGTCATCGGTGATTCGTATCTCGAGGGTTACAACCCGGACGGGAACGTGACCGGATTCGGTAACGTCATCAAGCGCACACTCAAGGTGGCTACCTACCATGAGGACGCGCAAGGCGGGACTAAATGGGACGCTACTACGGCAACGCGCGTTACAGCCGATGTACTGAATTACGATGTGCTTCTAATCGCGCTCGGGCATAACAACATGACCTCTAAGACCGTGAACGTGTCGCAGCACGTTGCCGATACGCTCAACAAGCTGCAGACGCTGGGCTACAAAGGCAAGGTGTTCCTGTGCTCCACGCTTGCGACCGCGAAATACACGTGCCAGAAGATGCTTGAGGTAGACGAGAATATCGTCCTCGGAATGCAGGCCGCGAGTTACACCTTCCCATGCGCATTCATCGCTAACGGCTGGTCTTGGCTTGTCGATTCAGACGATTTCGGAACAACTGACAAGGGGCAGCACCCGAAGCAGGTAGGCCAGAACCTAATCGCGGCCAACATCATCTCCGGCATGCGCGGAGGTAACACGCTCAACGCTGCGCATTCCTACGGCAACTCGGGAGGTGTGTACGTGTCGCGCGTGATGATGAACGTTATCGTCAACGTGCTAGGAGCGAAGGGCAATGAAGGCACCGTTGTTTACAAGCCCGAGCTCCCGTTCAACATGGTGGATGCGTATTTCTTCGTGATACAGGGCAATGACGGCGGCACTAAGAACATGAGTTTTAAGGCTGATGAGGGCGTGAAGATTACATATCAGAACGTGACTAACGCGGTTTACGGCTCAGCGATGACCACGCTACCGGAGAACGCACCGGCCTAAAGCTGTAGACTCCGCGCGGTTATAGTCGCGCGGAGTCTTTTTCGTTGTTGCGAGAAATTATATAAATTATTGTTGCTAATCGTTTCAATGTGCGCTATAATGGATTTGTCGATAAGGGAAACACACAGAAAGGACTATCGGCAATGAAGGTTTACGAGTACAGCAAGAACGCAAGCAACGGAATTCATCACGCGCATATCTGCGCGAACGCGAAGGCTATCAGCGTTTATATGGAGACCAGCCTTGATATATTCGAGTTTGACGCGGATACAATCAAGCAGGCCGACCGGATTATTAGAAACCACGGATTCTTGCCTGTAGAAGAGCCTACCGGAGAGAAGGGATTGAGCTACATTCAATTCAACGTTTGGTATTACGATTTCGAATACAACGACAAGCGCGTTAGGACGTTCTCACGAATCGAAAATGCAACGCAATTTGTTACTTCTCTTGTTGATGATTCAAAGCATAGATTTATCGAGCTGGAAAGTGTATACTAGGGATGTGTTTCCTTCCTCTGGTCTAACCCGCGTGGCCTTGCTGTCTCAGGCCACGCGGGTTTTTCTCATTCCATATATCCTAATTACCTATCGGGAATAGGGGTTTATGTTATTTTTTCAGCCAGCCTATACGGGTCGCGCTCCGTCTCGCGCAGTCTGTGAGATATTCCACAAGTGTTACTTAAGGGACAAGTGTGGATTATCTCACGTGCAATAC